GTCTCCGATCAGCGCCACGTGGTGCGGCTCCTCGCGGAAGCGGAACACGCCCACGTCAGCCGGCTGCAGCGGCGCCTCGACAGGCTCGCCCAGCGCGTCGCGCAGCGCCTGCAGCAGCGTCGCGCGGTACGGTTCGCGGCCGTAGAAGCGCGGCACAGGCAGATCGACACCGCAGTCGTGGTATGCGAGCCAGCCCAGACCGACGCAGTCGAGCGCGCGCGGCGTGCGCCCCATGTGGCGGAACGGCACGCCGAGGTAGGCGCGAGCTGCGGCGACCAGTGGAGCGCTCATCCGTTGGCACCTGGCACGTTGATCTGATCCTGTTCGCCGACCGGAATCCACGGTTCGCCGCGGTAGTGCAGCACCCAATCGACGCCGTGGAACGTCTGGCAGGAGTTGTCGCCCTCTTTCCAGTGCGTGCAGTCTTGGCGGATTTCGAACTCGTCGCCGACCTCGGCCGGGTAGGTCATCGGGAAAGTCGTCGTGACGATGGCGCCCGCGGTGTACGACTCGACCTCGTACTGCCGGCCGGCGTTGTTGCCGGTCAGCCAGCGGAGCAGGCCCGGGCGGTATGTGTTGGCCGGGGCCACGAGGTCCGTGTCGAACGAGAACTGCGGCTCGTCAGCATCGACGGCAGTCACCTCGCCGGTCACCCAAAGCGCAGTAGTGTCGAAGCCGCACGGAAAGCGCTCGGTCGACTCTGCGCCCGGCGTGCCGACCGGCATCGAGCCGAAGCGCGCACGGCAGCGCAGCGAGTCCCGCTGCACGATGGATTGCTTCAGCGGCTGCGTCAGGCCCAACTCCTCGAAGGTGAAGCGCTGGCCGGCATCCAGCACGCGCACCTGGCCGAGCGTGCCGCGGCCGAGCTCGACGTGACCCATCGACAGGTCTTCGTAGTTCACCAGGTACTGCACCCAATCTGCGTAGTCGTAGATGCCAGACGACAGCTCGGCCTCGGTCGCCGGCAAGTCAAACTCCACAGCCGCGATGAGTGACGAGCCATCTGCGTTGTCGATGGCCATGTCGACTGTGCTGACCGCTTGCGACATTTCCACGCCGACCGCCGCGTGGTACGTGATCGCGCCGTCGCTGTCGACGCCGTCGTCGTAGTCGACATCCTCATCCAGCGATGTCAGCCCTAGCGGCACCGGCGCGCCGCCGTCCGGCGCGATCTGCGGCGTGATCTTGACCAGCACGCAGACGGTGGTCACGCCAGAATCGAGGTGCGTCTGCAGCGCTCCGGGCACCGTGCGGTTCACCGCGCCACCTCTTTCAGGTCGATCGTGCAGGTCGCTGCTTTGCGATGCAGTTGCGTGAACGGATAGTGATCCTTGCCGAATCTCACCTTGCAGTCGAACTCGCAGTACGAGATGACGATCGCCTGCCCGCTTGGCCACGTGGCGGCCGGCGTGATCAGGCCGGTTTCGTCGTCGACCGTGACCGCGAGCGGCGAGCCGTTGGCAGTGACGGCGAGCGTCGATGCCACAGGCAGCCGGATGATGCGCGTGCGCGTCTTCGGGCCGAAGGTGTAGTCCTTCACCGCTTGCCGAGGCACGCTGCCGCCGTCACCCGTGCCGAGCGACGCGCCGACGATCTTGAAGTCGTTCCAATCCTTGAACCGAAAGCAGTCTTCGCTGCCGCCGGCGGCGTTGAATGCGGCGAGCACCTCGTTCTGGTCGCGCGGCTCGAGCAGCACGTAGTCGGCCACGAACAGGTAGTGCGGCATCGACCATTCAGCGTTTCGGTTCTCGTTGCCGTTGGCCAGCGGCGTAATGCGCGTGTTCCACTGCGGGCCGCCGGAGAACCCTGGGCTGACGCATTCGAGCAGCCTTGCGTCGATGAACATCAGGCGACCCTCGATGCGCGGCGCTGCTGCAGCGCGATGTCGTTTGCGATCTGGTAGCGCGTCCGGCGATCGACCTGGCCCTCGACCGGTACCGTGATGTAGGTGTCGCCGCCACTGGATGCGCTGCTCTCGCGGCCTTCGTTCAGCACGGGTGGCTGCATGCCGTGCGTGCGCGGCAGGAACAGTTCGCGGCCGAACTCGCCGCCGACCGACGGCATGCCGACCGGCGGTGAGCCACCGCCAGCGAAGAAGCCGCCGAAGCGTTTCAGCAGACGTTCTGTCTCGTCGGCTGTGAAGACCACACCACGAACGGTCGGCTCGAAGAACTGCGCGCCGTGCGCGCCAAGTAGGGTCGGGCCGCTGACCTTTTGAACGCCGGACGGAGCCGGCCCGTACATGATCGCGCGCAGTGCATGCGACGCCTCTGGTGCGAACAGCTCGGCGCCCCGCTCGCCGCCCACGGACACCCGGCCGACAGGCGGTTTGCCACCAGCGGCGAAGAAACCCCCGAACAGTTCGAAGAAGTTCGACGCGAAGTCGCCGCCTCCGGATGCGGTCGACGTGGCGACCACTGCCGTCGCAGCTGTCAGCGCGGTCGTGAATGCCGCGATGGCCGCCGTGCTGGTGCCGAGCGCGACAGTGTTCGCGCCCTGCGCCGCCGCCGCGCCGGCACCTGCGCCTGCGGCCGCGCCGCCCCCGAACAGTTCACCGATGCCAGTTCCGATGAACCCGAGCGGGCCATCCTTGCCGAACAGCGCCTGCGAGATGTTCTGCGACACGATCCGGTTAATCTGCTGCGTCACCGAGTCGCCGAAAGCCTTGAGCGCATCCTTGCCGCGGCCGATGTTCTCGATCAGCGCCTCGATGCCGGTCGCGCCAGCGTCTTCGAAGATGGTGCGGAACTTGTCGCCGATCGGGTCAGCAGTCGCCGCCAGTTGCTCCAGCTCGATGCGCGCGCGCTCGGCGTTCTGGATCAGCGCCGGATTGCCGGAAGCCTTGGCAATCGCCTCCTGCGCCTGCACCATCGCCTCGAGCTGGGCGACCGCCTTCTGGCGCGCGGCCGCGATCTGCTGCAGCGCGGCAAGTTCTGTGGTCGCGCCGAGTTTGCGGCCGATGTCGACGCGCGCCTCGGCGTTGCCGAGCTGGTCAAAGATGCGCTGCGTGTCAGCCGCCGCCCGATTGAACTCGGCCTGAGCGATCGTCGCGGCGCGCAGCGTCTTCACCAGGTCGACGCCGGCCTGGTTGCCCTGGCGCATGAAAGTGTCGAGCAGGCTGAAGTTCTGCACGTCGAATCGAATCGCCGCAGCCGCGCCGAGGTTGCCCTGCAACTCAACCAGGCTCGCGTTCAGTTCCTTGAGAGGCGCCGCCTCGGCGAACCTGGCCTGCTCCACAGCGGCCGCGCGCAGCGTCTCGACCAGCTTCAAGCCCTCTTCGTTGCCTTCGGTCGTGAGCCGGCGCACGAGGTCGAAATTCTGCTGGTCGAAGCGGATCGCCGCCGCCTTCGACAGGCCGCCCTCAAGTTCGAGCACGCTGGCGCGCGTGGTCTCGATCTGCCGCGAGAACTTGCGCTCCTCCTCGGTCTTCTTGATCGACAGTTCGATGATGCGCAGGCTGGATTCCTGCTCCAGGCGGCTGCGCTTCTCGATGACCTCGTCGATCTTGGTCTGCGTCTCCGTGCGCTCGCTGGGCTTGGTCTGCGTGCGCTGGAATGCCTTCAGTTCGGCCAGTTGCTTCGTCAGCGCGGCGCGCTGCGCAGTCGTTGCCGCCTCGATGATGGCTACCTGCGCGTCGTAGTAGCTCTGGATCGAAACCAGCCCCTGCCCGTTGAACAGGTCGAGGAATCGATTGCGGTCGGTCAGGAGTTGCTGCTCGCGCTTGATCGCGGCCTCAAGCGCCTTTAGGCGGTTGTCGAGAAGTTTCTTCGCTGCGTCGTCACGCTCGGTGCCGGCTGCCAGGCCGGACGTGTTGATGCTGCGTCGCGGATCGAATCCACGGTCTTCGACGCGGCGCTGGGCGCGGCTTGCGGCCTCCGTCTGGGTCGCAGTGAGGATGCGCTTCTCGAAGCGGTCGAGTTCTGCGCGCGCTTTAGCGGCGTCTTCTTTCATCGCCTCACTGATGGCATTGAATCCGCGGAAGTCGAGCGTTGCCAGTGCGACGAGTTGCGCGGCGATACCGCCTATTTCGCGCCCGATGCCGTTGAAAACGAAGATCACATTGGCGCCCAGCACGGTAATCGTCTCGAAGAAGATGCGGACGGCGCTGCCGGCGACGTTGAAGATGCTCAGCGCCTTGTCGGCCTCGCCGATCTCGTCGACGAACGCTTGGAACGGCGGCAGCAGGTCTGCTAGCACCGACTGGCCGAGCTGCGTGACCTGCGACTTGAGCTTGGCTGCGCTGTCGGCGAAGCGGTCCGCCGCGTCGATCTGTTCCTGCGTGATGATCACGCGCGGGCCGCCCTGTTCACGGAGTTCCTTCAGCAGCGGGATCAACCGCGAGCCGCCGCGGACCAGCGCTTCCATCGCCTCGGTGGCGCCCTTGTCGTCCTTGAACCCCGCCAGCGCTTTCGACAGCGCGTCGATCTGCTGGACAGGCGACAGCCTCTTGAATTCGGCCAGCGGGATGCCAAGCGCCGTGAGTGCCTTGGCTGCGCCCTCGCTCTCATCGTCGACCTTGGACAGCGCCTTGGTGAGCTTGACCGATATATCGGCAATCTCGTCGATCGACACGCCGGAGACCGCGGATGCCGTTTGCAGGCTGGCCACCGCCTCGCCGGTGTCGCCGATCACGTCGCCGAGGTCTTTGAACTTGCCGATTGCGGACGCGCCGCGCTCCAGCGCGAAGAAGGCAGCCGCGGCACTGCCGGCGAGGCCGGCGAGCGCCACCGCTGCGCCCTTGGCGAACTCGAGCGACTCGCGGTTGAGGTCGCGAAGCGATTTCTGCGCGCGCTTGCTGTCGGTCTCGAAAGACCCGGTTCGCATCAGCAGGTCGACAACGATCGAGCCGGCTGCCATGTCAGTTGCGCGCCATCGCGGCGAATGCGTTGATCATCTGGAGGTCCGTTTTGCTGAACTTGCCGCCGCCTTCAATTGCCGGCGGAGCCGCCTGCGCGGGCGCTGGCGCAAGGAAGTCGATCGCCTGCTGGTACTTGCCGCCCCAAGCACTCGCAACCAATGCAGCGGGTCTGTGGTAGCGGTGCATGTCGTCGAACGGTTCCGCGTTGTAGAACGCGACCCATGCCTCGAACTCGGAAGCGGAAACCCGCTTCTTCGCCTCGGCTACTGTTCGGCCGCCGACTCCGTTGAGGACGAGGAGGTGCCAGAACCGTTCGACTCCTCTGTCGGCGATGCTTTTCCCACCGTGGCGCCCATGCGGTTGACAACACGGATTTCCCACAGCACGGCGTTGCGCACGCCGTTCACGAGCCTGGCGGCCTGTGCGGCTGTGATGGCGGGCGCGCCGTCCGGGAGGCACAGCGACTTGGCAATCAGCTTGGAAATCGCTGCCGAGCGCTGCGCCTCTGGGACCGATTGCAGCGACTCCAGGTCGTCGGCCAGCACCTGCTTGAACCACAGCTTGTGCCTGCTGCCGTCCTCAAGCGTGAGTTCGCGCTCGAAGACGGCGTCGCTGACAAACAGTGCAGCGTCCAGCATTACACCGCCCAGTGCGCGATGGTCTGGCCGCTCGGTTTCAGCGTGAGCGTGCCTCGTACCACGTCGTTGATCGCCGCGTCGATCGTCAGGTTCGAGATGTAGGCGTCGAACTTGAACGTGGTCCGAGCGGTCGGCGACTCCAGGCCATCAGATGCCAGAGTCGGCGCGGTGGTGCTGTCAGACAGCGCCACCATCCAGGCACGCACCGAGCCAGACGCCTTGAGCACGAACAGTTCCTGATGCGATGCGTCGCCGTCGTACAGGATGAACGGCACCTGCACTTCAGTCGCGTCGGCGAAGCCGCCGATCGAGGTGCGGACATCGCCCGTCTCGTCCAGGCACGTCGTGTCGATTTGGTCCTTCGTGCCGCCGGCGACGCCGGTGATGCCGGTCGGACAGGACACGCTCAGAACAGCGTTGCTCGCCTCGTTGACGAAATAGAGTTTCGTGCCCTTGGTTTCGAATGCATTGTCGATGACAGCCATGTCAGCCTCTCAATGAAAAAAGCCACCCATCGGGCGGCTTGGGTTGGGGAAACGAATCGTGGGCTATCGGCCCCAGAAATCAGCGTCGAGTGAGAACCTGAAAAGGCGGCTCTCTTGCTCACGCGGCGGGTTGCGCACCGTCGTGATGTGCACGAGTGGTTCGAGCGCGTCGCGCACGGCATCGGCCAGCGCTTCGATGCCGGCGTCGGTCGGGTGGAATCCGTCGATCTGCACCGACTGGCGGGCGACCGGCGACGGGTCTTCGAGGTTGTTCTCAGGCACGCCGGAGATCAGCAGCCAGGTGAGGTATGGCAGCCAGGCGCCGTTTGCGTCGCGCACCTTCGACGGGTCGGCCTCGCCGTGTCGGAAGATGCGCGGCGAGCTGGTGCCGACGATCGCCTTGACCTCGGCCGAAGCCTTGAGAGTTTGGAAGACCGGCGGCAGCATGTCACTTGCCTCTGTTCTGTTTCGCCAGCTTGTCGACGACGCGCTTCACCTCGCGCACCGTCTCCTGCTCGATCACGCCGATAGCTTCCTGCGCCTTGGCGTTGAACGCCGGCCGCAGCCACGGCTCGGCGGGCTGCTTCTCGGTGCCGTACTCGAGCCATTCGGCCGTCTGCTGCGTCGTCACCGTGACGCCGCGCCTTTGGTACTTCTTGCGCTTGACCCGCACTAGGTAGCGCTCGCCGTTCTCAGCAGGCGGAGGCTTGCCGCGACTGGCGATCAGCGCCGACAGTAGCAGGCCGGTGCTTTCGTGGTCGTCAGTGCCGAGCGCCTCTGTCGAGCGCGCGAGACTTAGCATCGCCTCGCGAAGGATGACGAGCGCACCCTTGCGTAGCGCCTTCTTCACCGGCCCGCCGCGCTTGCTGACGACCTCAGGCGGTAGCGCCTTCAGCGTCTCCAGCACGCCGTTCAGGCCGCGCAGTTGCACAGTGACTTGAACCATCAGCGCGGCCACCGATTGCGATTGAACGCGAAGGAATTGATCGAATCACGACCGGCGCGCGACTCGTGGTCGTTCCACTCCAGCAACAGGAACCCGTGCGCACTCATCCAGTCGATGAACCCCTGCCGCTTGAAGTAGTACAGGTGTTCTCCTGGCCTGTAGTGCCTCGACGCGCGAATCGCGTTCAGGTCTTCGAACACTGGGATGCTGCAGAACACGAACGCATGCAGATAGACGTGACGCAGGTACTGCGCCGGGTCAGGCACGTGCTCGAGCACATCCCAAAACGTCAGCGCTCCGAACTGGTCGAGCCGATCAGACCAAAGGTCGTTCCGCTTGAGCCACTCGATAGCCACGGGGTTGACGTCGTGCCCGTAGGTGTTCGGCCGGCGCTTGATGAACTCGCCCGACCCGATGCCGACGTCGCACACGGGTCCGCTGTACCACCTGGCCACGAGTTCGATGCGCGCATCGTTGATCCTGTTCGCGATCTGCTGGCCTTCGTAGCCGGCGCACTTGTCGTAGTACGCGCGATCGTAGGCGACGAGCTGCGTGCGGTCGGCCTGGTAGGCGATGCCGTGCTCGTAGCACAGCATCAGGTCGGCATCTGGCTGTGCCGGCAGGCTCGCGATGACGCTATCCATTGCGCCACATGCAGAAAATGTCCATCGGCGTCAGTTGGTGCGGCGGCAGCGTTTCGATGAAGTCGATCACGTAGTCGAGTTCCCGCCTGCCACGTCGGTCGAAGTCGTGGAACAGCACGTTGCCGCATCTGCGCACGAGGGCGAAATCGTTGCGCACCGTGTGATCGTGCGCGCCGTCGATGAGCGCAAAGTCGAACTCCAGCCGCCTGACGATGTGGGCCTTTTCTTCGTCGTCCTCGACGCCGAAGAATTCGACGTTGTCGGCGCCGACGCTGCGCCAGAACGCATGCCGGTCGTGCTTCTCGCCCAGGCGTTCGAGCTTGCCGTGCTTCAGGTCGATCGTGATCACGCGATCGACGTACTGCGAAATCTCCGCCGCGCCGACGCCGCGATACGTGCCGATTTCCAGCACCGTTTTGAACTGGCCTCCGCCGAGCAACGCGGGCAGCACGCCGGCGCCGCCGCGGATGCTGATGATCGACTTGTGCAGCATGTCGGTGCCGTACATAGCCACGATGCGGTCGCGCATGGGCGACGAGAATTCTGCGCTCATGCAACGTCTCGGAATGCGACAGCCGAGAACCCAAACGCGAGGTCGCAGCCGCTGACGATCACGTCGCAGAACCCCAGCTCTTCGAGGATGTCGTGCATGCGCTCCGGGGTCCACGAGTGCAGATGCTTGCGGCAGTGCTCGGGGCGCCAATAGACCATGTCCGGATGCGGCAGGTACAGAAACAGCACGCCGCCATAGGTCCACGGTCCACCACGCATCGAGGACGGCACAGGCTCGCGCAGCCTCGACCGCCAGTGCTCGAGCGCCGCGACGGGGTTCGGCAGGTGCTCCAGGCAGTGCGACGAGAAGATGAAGTCGAACGGCCCGTGAGGCAGTTCCATCGCGTCGCCGCCTTCCTTGAGCTCGACCGGCGTCGCGCCAGGCAGCGGCCACCCGCCGGCGCCGACGTCGAGCCCCTTGCCCTTGCAGAACTGCGCAGCGATCGGCGCCACGTACTGCATGGCGTTGCCATGCTTGATGAATTCCGGGTACAGCCGGCCAGCGTATTCGAAGATCATGCTGCCACTCCGCGTCGCTGTGCCGCGCGTTCGTTGCCTATCAAGGCTGCCGTCGCCGCCGCGTCGAGCGTGATCGGCAGGCCGGCGATGTTGGCCTTCAGCCATTGGCGCTCGCGCTCTGGGTCGTGCCCGATCGGGTCGGCGCCGTTCTGCGGTTTCCATAACTCGTCGACGTTGTGCACGCGGCTTATGAAGAAGTCGAACCCAGTCATGAAAACGTGCAGCGGCTCGAACGACAGGACGTCGAGCAGCGCACCGAATCCAGTCGTTGGCACGTGGCCGCCGAGCATCTTGAATTTCGCAACGAACTCCTCGACCGGCGGGACGTAGGTCGGGCAGAACCACCATGCGCCGCGCTTCTGGTAAATCCAGCGGAAATCGACGCCGTGCATCTTGCCGTTCTTCAGGTGCCATGGGCTCTCGATGAACTGCGCATTCGGACACTTGCACATCACGAGCCGCACGCCCTCGCGCTTGAGTTCCTGCACCCCTTTGCGGATCGCGTTGCCGTAATAGCTATAGTGCACATCGGTGCGGTAGCCTGTGCCTGGAAACAGCTTGTGGTTGTTCACGCGCACGACCACGTCATGCGAATCGACTAGACCGCGTTGGTTCGCCACCGCACCGGGTCCGCTGCCGACAAGCGCGACGGACTTGCCGCGCAACACCTGCGCGACGGTTTCACGATCGCAAAACCAGCTCATCAAGGGCCCCCAGCAAAGTCGCCCGATCGGCGTTGTCCATGACCC